AAGCGAACCAAGTTGACCCCGCGGCCATTTGATTCTAAATTCTGTGTTCTCAGTTAAATCTTTAGACATTAGTTCTACTGTTGTTTGAATTTTGTTTTGCGTCTCAATGATACCGAAGTAAGCCCAGGTTCCAATCGCAACCATCGCGATCAGTGAGGCTACCGTCTTCATCGGCATTTGCACGGCTGCTTCTTCAGAAATTTTAAGAGGTTTATTTGCCATTAGTTATAACTATACCCCGTGTTACCTTGTTCTAATTTTTTAAATAATTTTTCGTGTTGTTCCATAATTTCTTCATCAGAATCTTGCATATCATCCAGTTGATCTTCTAATTTTTCTACTTGTCTTTCAAGTTTAGAAACTTTATCTAGCTGTACTGCTTGATTAGTAGAGAGATCAAACGTTCTAGTAAGAG